AAATAGAAATGTCAACTAAAGGAGACCTGTCTTTGCTTCAGCAAGTAAAGAAAAGAAAATTAGAGAATAAAGCCTATTCTTCAAATGATATTAAATTTCCTATGGAATCTCCAAATCCTACACAAACATGGTCAGATATTTGGGGGCTATACGAAACCTACATGGACATAACTGGTAATTATTATCAGTATTCAATGAGTCCAAAAGACGGTGTTAATAAAGGTGTTCCAATGCTTACTTATGCTTTACCTGCTCACTTAATGCAAATCGTATTAAAACCAAATGCAGGAATGTTAACTATTGAAAATCCTATAGATTACTATATGCTTATAGAAGGTAATCAATATATTAGATTTGAAGTTGAAGATGTTATACATGTCAAATACCCGAATCCTAATTTTGATTTACAAGGCTCTCACTTATACGGAATGAGTCCTTTGCGTTCAGCATTAAGAAATATAAACAGCCAAAACTCTGCAATTGACACAAATATAAAAACATTGCAATCTGCTGGAGCTTTTGGTTTTGTTTATGGCAAAGGGACTCCTTGGACTACCGATCAAGCAGCTTCAATGAAAGAGAAACTTATTGAAATGGATGCAAGCCCTGAGCGTTTGAGTAAAATAGCAGGTGCAAGTGGTGAAGTAGGATTTCAAAGAATATCATTAACGACAGACGAATTAAAGCCATTTGATTATTTAGCATGGGATAGGGATACTATTTGTAATGTCTTAAACTTCCCTTCTAAACTACTTAATAAAGACACATCTGGAGCATTATCTAATAATGATAATTCAGACGCAAGAAAACAGTTAATTACCGACGCTATAAAGCCGAATTTATGTTTACTTCAAGATGCTTTGAATAAATCATGGATTCCACGTTTCAAAGGTTACGAAAACTCTATAATTGAATGGGACGTAACAGAATTACCAGAAATGCAGGTTGATATGAAGATACAAGCCGAAGCATTAAATTTAATTGCTGTTACTGAAAATGAAAAACGTGTAGTTTTTGGATACGAGACATTAGATATTGACGGGATGGATGTGCCTTGGATTTCTGCTAATAAAAAAAGAATTGATGATGTTAGCGAGGGTGTAATGAATGATGCAAATATTTAATGGACTACCTAAAACTACATAGAATTTACGAACGTAAAGCATATAGAATAGTACAAAAGCACGTAAGTTATATGTTACGTGGCATTCCTTTTAGTAATGTATCTTTAAACACTTATGAAGCAAAGATTCAATCAAATATCACTAAAGAACAAGTATATTCTATGTACCGTGAATTATACGAAACAATAGGAATTGCTCACGGTAATAGAATTAATAAAGAGATTGAAAAGGTCAAAAAAGCAAATGTTTTGTTTAATGAGTTATTGTTAAGAGAAATTTTACTATTTTTGTCTACAGATGGTGGTGTGAAGATTACAAGCGTAAGAGATACATTAGCTAGTGACATTATCAAAACTATTAAAGATAGTTTAGGCGAAAACGCAACAATTATTGATTTACAGAATGCAATTTATGCATTAATAAGTAAATCGCAATCATTTTATAAATGGCAAGCGTTAAGAATTGCAAGAACAGAAACGACAAGCGCAAGTAATTTCGCAGCTATGAAAGCAGCAGAAGAAAGCGATTTAGTAATGGAGAAAATGTGGATTAGTGTTCAAGACAATAGAACACGTATAACGCCTTTCGATCATTTAGATATGAATGGCGTGAAACAAGATTTAGAAAAGCCTTTTTTTGTAGGAGGTCAAAATATACAGTATCCTGGAGATATTAAAGCAAGTCCGGGTAATGTAATTAATTGCAGATGTACAATTGCATTTATTCCTAAGCGTGATGTAGATGGGATGTTAATAATAAAAAATTAAGTAGATGGATTTCAAACAATTATCATACGATTTAAAAGAGTTAGACGATGCTAAAGGCGTTATTGTTGCTTATGCTAATGCTTATAATAATAAGGATTCAGACGGTGATATTTCGGCTTATGGTTCATTTGACAAAACAGTAGGAGAAAATTTTAAACGTATTCGAGTACTAAAAGACCACAATCCTACAATGATGATTGGAGTTCCTTTAGTTATTGATGCTAAAAATAGTTACGGTTTACTTACTACAACTCAGTTTAACATGAATAAGCCATTAGGTAAGGATATGTTCACTGATGTAAAGTTAATGCATGAGAATAATCTTAATGCTGAATTAAGCATAGGATATAATGTTTTGCAAAGGGATCAAAAAAATAAAAGCATCATTACTGAATATAAGTTAATGGAATATTCTTTTCTTTCCTCATGGGGCGCAAATGAATTAAGTACAGTTCAAGGAATTAAAAGCATACAATCTCATTATGGTATAATGGAATTGGTACAAAAAGCATACAATTTAAATTATTCAGACGAACGTTTAAGACAGTTCGAAACAATATTAAAATCACTTTCTAATGAGCCATCGGAAACCGATACTTTGATTGAACAGCCGATTATTACAGAGTCATTAAAATTATTAACGAATTTCACACTTTAACAAGATGGAAGCATTAGAAATTAAAAAAGCCTTAGAGGGCATTAAAGCACAAGTTGATACAAAAGCAACAGAGCAAACAGCAGAAGTAAAAGGACTTATTGATGCCTTAGAAACTAAAATGAAATCAGAAAAAGATGCTGATATATTAGCGTTAAAAGCTGATTTAACGGCTATTCAGGCACACGCTGATAAACTTGATTTGAAACTTCAAGAAAAAGGAACGGAAACTGAAACTAAATCTTATGATGCCATTCTACAGGCTGAGTTGAAAGATAATTTTGATTCAGTATCAAAAGTGACTAAAGGTAGAAGCGCAAGAATTGAGACTAAAGTAGTTGGAAACATGACTATTGCAACAAATCTAACAGGTTCAGCAGTAGCGACAGTTCAAGATGGCGTTTCAATTGTTCCAAGTCAAAAAATTAACTTTTCTGATTTAGTACCAACAGTAAACAGTGCAACTGGTATTTATGTTATTTACCGTGAAACAGGTGCAGAGGGATCTATTTCTACTCAAACAGAAGGTTCAAGTAAATCACAAAAAGATTATGACCTTACAGCGGTTACTTTTAACGCTGCTTACTTATCTGGTTTCACACGTTACAGTAAACAAATGGCTCAAGATTTACCATTCTTGCAATCATTTTTACCTACTGCATTACGTAGAGATTACTTCAAAGCTGAGAATTTACAGTTTTATACTGCTTTGGCTGCTGCTGCAACCGCTTCTACTACTGCAAAAACAGTTGACGTAGAGCAATTGGTTGACGACATGGGTTCTTTGGAAGCTATTGATTATGATGTAACAGGAATTGTATTGAACCCTAAAGATTGGGCTAATATTGCAATTACTAAACCTAACGATTATTCTTTACCTGGTATCGTAACTTTCGTTAATGGTAGATTAGCAATCAACGGAGTTCCTGTTTACAAAGCGTCTTGGATGCCTGTAGATAAGTATTTAATGGGTGATTGGTCTTATGCTAAGAAAATTGCAGTTGATGGATTAGCAGTTGAGTTCTTTGAACAAGATGCCGATAACGTTACTAAGAACTTGATCACTGCTCGTATTGAGCAAAGAGTTGTTCTTGGAATCGATATGCCAACAGCGTTTATTTTAGGAGATTTCGGAAACGTAGCATAGTTTTTTCTTTCATAGTTTTTTGGTTTTTTAACCCTTGTAGTAATGCAAGGGTTTTTTATTGTTTGTAATTTTCAGTTAATTTAATTTCATTTTCAAAATGTTTTAGAAATGTTTCTTCTGAAATTATACCACAGACTTTTAGTCTTTCTAATAAGTTTATAACTCTAATATGTGAGTAATCAGCCATGCAATTTGAAATATCTGTATTATCTACTCCAAATAAATTTTCTAAAATATAATCTTCCGCTGTTTCCATAATTATTTTTGTTTTTGTAAAATCTCTATAAAACTAGGTAATTCATTAGGTATGTTTTCGCAATCAAAAAACAACCAGCAATCTCCAATAGGCATTGGTTCACATTTTTTATAAGTTATACCTAAATCATTTATAAATTCTTGCGGATGTTTTTTTATTTTATCTACAAATGAATACTGAATCATATTGAGTCTTAAATTTTTCATAATTATTTCTATTTAAATTCTGGCATTTTATATATTATACTACCGTCTTCACTAACAATGTAGTGTCCGTTATCTTCTAAAAACTGAAATAAAACTTTGTTTTTAGTTGCTTTTTTTAGCTTTAAAATGAATAATTCTTTTTGTATAAATGATTTTATTTTTTCCATAATTATCTTTTATTAAAATTAACATCTAATACAAAAGTATATTGGGCAGGAATTTCTTTTGCAGGGATAATACCGTATTTAATTGTCTTTACATCTAAATCTACACATCCGTACTTTTTAAGTATTTCATATACTTTTTGCATGTCTTTGTAAAAATCTTTTTCTAATTTTCTGTTTGTAATTATTGCCATTGTTAATTTAAATTAAAAATGCCTTTCAATTATATTGTAAAGGGTCTGATGCTTTACTCAAATTAAAAGGCTAATGTTTTTCAGTTACCAAGTTTCAGACCGTAACTATAGAGCAAATATATAATTATATTTTTAATACACAATTATTTTTAACTATATTTGTATAAATAAATTTTACACTATGGAAATTAAAATCATAAAGAAATGCAATTTGCCGATAGATAGCATTCAAGATTTAGGACAAGAAAGAAACGAAAGAGCAGTAAAAAAAGGACTTGCTGTATGGTGCGAAGTGAAACCTAAAAAAACTAAATAATGGCTTATATCGATGTCATAACGTTAGATCGCGCAAAGAATTATTTAAAAGTTGATGAGGATTTGACTGATGATGATGCTTTAATTACATCAATGATTAACGGTGCATTGCGTTTTATTGAAAAGAGAACTAATCACATTATGTTTGCTCAAGATAAAATATATAACGGTAGTTGTCAGGTTAAAGTATATGACTATCCTATAAATTCAATCGTAACTGATCCAGCACCTTTTAAAGTAGATTTTACTTTATTTACTATTTATCCTGACGTTAAAACAGTAACTTTAAATGTAGGTTACGGAGTCGATGAAGTTCCAGATGATTTAATACAAGCAGGATTACAAATGTTGAAAGTTTGGTATTACGAAAGCGAAAAGCAAGTCAATACAACTTTGATTCCAGAAAGCGTAATGCAAGTTATTGATATTAATAAAAGGTTTATATAATGTTAGCTAGACAATACAGCCGTAAAATACAAATATACCAAACAACATCTACTGCTGATGGATTTGGTGGTACTATTCCTTCCGATGTATTGATAGGTTCGTTTTGGTCAGAAGTTAAGCAAAATTCAGCTTTTAGAGATACACAAGTAGGAGCGAGTGATATTAAAAACAACTATAGTTTTAAAATACGTTCTACTGATAAAATAACTCCAAGCAATATTGATAATTTATTTATAATGTACCGTTCAAAAAAGTATGTTATAAATGATATTCGATACAACGACGAGTTATTCAGAGAAACTAATATAACAGCTAATGGCATCACAGGGAGTTAAAGGCGTTCAAGGCGTTATTTCTGAATTACGAAAGTTCGGTAAAGATGCCGAGAAAATGATTGACTCAGAAACAGAAGCTATAGCATTTCAGATTGAAGGTGACGCAAAAAAATTAGCTCCTAAAAACTTTGGTAAATTGGCTCAGTCAATAAGTCATAGTAAACCAAAACAATTACAAAGAAAAGTGACTGTAAATGAATTATACGGTGCGTATATGGAGTTTGGTACAGGAACAAAGGTCAATGTTCCTGCTGAATTTAAAGAAATGGCAAATAGTTTTAAAGGTGCTAAACAAGGAACTTTTAAGCAAGGATTAGAAGCTATAAAGGTTTGGTGTAGAGCAAAAGGAATAGATGAGAAATTTGCATACCCTATATTTGCTAAAATATTGGGTGCTGGCGTTAATCCACAACCTTTTTTATATCCTTCTTGGATTAAAGGCAAAAAAGATTACGTTAAAAACTTAGAAAAATTATTAAGTAGAATGAATAAGAAAATTTAGTATATTTGGAGAATGGTAACAGTTAACCCAGATAAATACATTCGCAAGGCAGTACACGACTTAATTAATAATATAGTCGTATCGTCAAAGATTATAAAATCTTTCGATAGCAGGGCTACAAATGCGCCTTTAGAGTATGTTTTGTTAA